GGACTTGGAAAAACTTTTATAGGCAGCGAGAAATTAAAAGAGCTCAATACCAACAATAACTTAATCATCTGCCAAAAATCAAAATTACAAGATTGGTATGAGCACATGAAAACTTATTACCCAGAGTATAACACATTTATTTACAGTAAGACAAGAGAAATACCACCTAAGTCAGTAATTATTATAAATTATGATTTAGTTTGGAGAAGACCGGAATTAGCTGACCTTAAAGATTTTACATTAATGTTGGATGAATCAAGTTTAATACAAAATGAAAAATCTAATCGTAGCAAATTTATTCTTAAGATGAAACCAACAAATGTAATACTATTATCCGGCACTCCGACAGGAGGAAAGTATGAACAACTATGGAGTCAGTTAAAACTCTTAGGCTGGAATATCAGTAAACGTCTTTACTGGGATGAATTTATCAAATTTGTAAAGATTGATGTTGGAGGATTTCCAATTAAAAAAGTTACTGGATATAAGAATGTAGATAGGCTCAAAGATAAGTTACGCACACATGGAGCAATATTCATGAAGTCAGATGAAGTATTTCAGCTACCTAAACAGATTGAAAATATCATCAAAGTTGATAATACAAAAGAATATAAAAAGTTCAATAAAGATAGGCTGATAAAGATTGATGATACTGAATTAGTTGGAGATACTTCACTTACTAAAATGCTTTATTTAAGACAGTTATCTTCACAATACAACAGTAATAAAACAGCCGCACTTAAAGATTTACTTGAATCAACAAATGATAGAGTAATCGTATTTTACAACTTTGATAAGGAATTAGAAATAATTCAGGAGATATGCAATAAACTTGAAAAACCAATAAGTATGATAAATGGTCATGAAAAGAATCTGAAGAATTTTACCGAATGTAATGATTGTGTTTTATTAGGACAATATCAAGCTGCAGCTATGGGATTAAATTTACAGCTAAGTAACAAAATTATTTATTTCAGTTTACCGTTACAGTCAGAACTATTTATGCAAAGTAAAAAAAGAATTCACAGAATAGGTCAGGATAAAACTTGTTTTTATTGGTATTTGATAACTAAGAACAGTATTGAAGAACAGATATTTAAGATATTGAAGCAAAGACGTGATTACACAAACAAATTGTTTGAGGAGAGTGATATGTAAATGAAATCAATTCAAGAGTTAGCACAGGAAATGACCAAAGAAGAATTCCTTAAATATGCTGATGATGAACAGTTATGTCCTATCACATTTAAATTAAATGGTTCTATTGATGAAAAAAATTGTGATGAAGGACAGGATAATGATGAATGTCGTGAGTGTTGGAATGAAGCTATTAAAGATATTCATTTTAAAGATGAATCGTTACAGTTATTTCAACAGGAAACATCATCAATACTTACTCAATTAGCTCAAGCGGAAGATACCTATAAAAAATTATCAGAGCAGAGGGACAAGCTGAAAGCTCAGTTATTAGAAGCTATGGATAAATATAGCCTGGATAAATGGGAGAATGATAAATTCAGTATTACTTACGTTAAAGGCGGAACAACTACGACAATTGATAGTAAAAAAGTTAAGGAACTTTATCCTGATATATTTCAAGAGTGCAGCAAGATATCAAATAGAAAAGCTTCAATCAGGTTCAACGTAAAATGACAGAATCACAATTCCAACAAAAAGTAATACAGTTTTTAAAATCTATTGGAGCATATGAAGTGAAAGTTTGGGGCGGAGGATTTCAAAAGGCAGGTATTCCAGATTTACTTGTTTGTTATCATGGCAAATTTATTGGAATAGAGCTTAAAACTGATAAAGGTAACGCTTCAGTACTTCAAAAGTATAATATATCTAAAATTCAGGATGCCGGAGGAATGGGAATTATCTTAAGACCAAGAACATTCAAGAAATTCAGATATGAAATTTTAAGAGAAGACATTAAACAGGATGAATATGAGTAAAGGCAGGTGATTAATATTGCAATTTTCACATAGTCGTATAGAAACATTCAAGAGCTGCTTATATAAATACAAATTACGTTATATAGACAAGCTCCAGACCGTTCCAGATCAAGCAGCTGATAATGCTTTATATCTTGGTACTGCACTTCATAAAGGAATAGAAACAGATGTTACAACAGCTATAAGAGAGTATTTTAATAACTACTATGTGATAACAGATCAGCAGATAAATGAAGCGATTAAACTTGAATACTTAATACCTAAAGTTAAAGAAGTACTTCAAGATGTAAATATCTATGCACAGGAATTTAGAATATCTTCAAATAGGTTTATTGGTTATGCTGATTTAATAACTAAAAATAAAGATGGCACAGTTGATATATTTGATTTTAAGTACAGCAACAATATTCAAAACTATTTAGAATCGGACCAATTACACATATATAAATATTTCTTGGAGCAACAGGGATTTAAAGTTGATAAATTAGGATTTATATTCATTCCTAAAATATCAATTAAAGAGAAAAAAACAGAAGATATATATCAATTTAGGAAAAGACTTGTTGCTGAATTAGAAACTGCACAAATTCAATTAATACCTATTAAATATAACAAAAATAAAGTTGGCAAATTTTTTAACAATATAATAAACACTTATGAAATTACTGGTTACACCAAAAATCCAACACGCTTATGTGATTGGTGTGATTATAAATTGTTATGCATGAAAGGAGAAAATTATATGATATTACCTGAAAATAAAAGAAGAGAAAAAAAGATTGATACTAACCCTGATATGTGGCTATATGGCGCTTCATATGCAGGAAAATCCACATTTGTTGACCAATTCGACAATTTATTATTTTTAAATACTGATGGGAATACCGATAATACAACCTCCCCAGTTATAAGAATCAAGGATGAAGTTACTCAGGAAGGCAGACTTACCAAAAGAAAATTTGCATGGCAAGTATTTACTGAAGCAGTTGCTGAACTTGAAAAGAAAGATAATTCATTTAAAAGAGTCGCACTTGATTTAGTTGAAGACCTTTATGAAGATTGCAGACTTTATATGTATGACAAACTTGGAATACAACATGAACAGGATGCTGGGTACGGTAAAGGTTGGGATATGGTTAGAACTGAATTTTTAAGTAATATAAAAAGGCTTAAGAACTGCGGATACCAAATAATTTATATATCAAAAGAGGTTACTTCTGAAATTATTAAGAAAAATGGGGACAAGATAACAACTATTAAACCTAATATTCCAGATAAGGTTGCAAATGTATTAGCCGGCACGGTTGACTTGACTGCTAGAGTTGTTGCTGATGGAGATAACAGGTACTTAAGTTTTAAGAATTCACCGTTTATATTTGGTGGCGGCAGATTTAACTTTGGTGTAAACCAAATAGAACTAAATAAAAAGAAATTTATCGAAACTTTAAAAAATGTACAAGGCCTTGAAAATAAACCTACAGAAGAAAATCATGATGACACTACCGCCAATAATAGTGAAAATGTAAAGCAGGAAACAACTAAAAAACGCCACAAAAAAGTAGATGAAACTGAAGGACCAAAAACAGAACAAGAAGAATCAAAAATAGAACAAGAACAGCCAGTTCACCACAGAAGAAAACATATGGAAAGTGAGGATAAGTAACTATGACAGAGGAAGAATTTAAAGGGTTTGTAAATACTGATGTTATTAATTTTATGGAACAACATCATCTTGATAAAATACAATGTCAGGATGAGGACGGTAATAAAGCTAAAATTGCAAGAAAATCTGATGATACTTTAAAAGTTGAAACAACTGTTTCAGAAATAATGTAGGGAGGTAATGATTAATGGATATTTGGGAAAAGTTTGATAAAGAAATTGACGTTGAAGGTTTAAAACATGATGCTGAAGAAGCTGCTAAAAACGGAGGTAATTTTAAAGAAGTACCTTATGGAACATATGAAGTAAAAGTTAACAAAATGGAACTTAAAGAAAGCAAAACAAATAAACCAATGCTTTCTATATGGTTCAAGATACTTGATGGAGAATATAAAGATTCAATAATATTTTATAACCAGGTATTAAGTACAGGCTTTGGCTTGCATAGTGCAGATAACTTTTTAAGATCCTTAGATTCAGGTGTAACTGTGGAGTTTAAAAATTTCAGACAGTATAACAACCTGATACTTGATATTGCTGAAGCAATAGATGGAGTACTTGAATATGGCCTTGAATACTCAGAAGGTAAAAATGGATTTAATAATTACAAGATTACTGATGTATTTGACGTTTAAAGAATAAAGGGGGAGCTGAGATATGTTCCCCTTAATTTTAAAAGTAAGGTGATTAAATGTTCCCAAAATTAAAAAAA